CTCCAGTTTAAAGATCATTCGTTAGAAAGATCTCCCAAAGGGTATTACACCGGCTCAGTAGCGGGTGACCAGGAGGGCATTACGCGCCTGGGAGGTTTTGCAACCTCAATACACCAACCGTAGGGGTAGTCATCCCCTTCTCGGCCGTCGCGCTTGCGCACGACGTTCCACATCGAACCTAGAGGGAGGCAGCCACGTCGAAGTGGCTGAAGAACTCCGTAGGAACGATGTGGTCGTCTTCGTCTTGCGACGAACAGTGTACTCAACTGAATAGTGTCTTGATTTGACACCAGACAGAAGAGCGTACATGTCGACAGAATCACGTCGATAGGCATTCATACTAAGCCCAGAATCTTGGACAGAAGTATGAAGCAGCTCCTTACATACCCAAATCTGACCACGGGTTTCCCAGTGGCAAGACGGGCTGTTGAGGTGCTGGTCAGCCCAGCTATCGATTCCGCTATCCGGACTCCCCTTATGAGGGCGCCAGAAGTGGAAATCGACAGGGATATGGGATAATACCAAATCCCACGTCGACTCGAAGAAAAGGGCGGTAAGCCCGTTCCTTCTCGTCAGGTTGAGCCACTTGAAGAGACTCTCAATTGAATCGAGAGGATAATCAAGCGTGTACGGACGAACGTCTACACCTCCGAACCAGTCAGAACCGCAGGACTCTCTGAAAGGACCCGAAACAAAGGTCTTCTCTGCATTCGGCAAAAATCCCATCACCTTTAAAAGTGACAGGACAGCCTTAGCATGCTTTGAGCGCACCACGATATCGTCGCCATAAACCGAGAAATCCTTCCCGGGGGCGCCGCAACGTAGTGCCTTACAGCAGGCAGCAAAGATGAGAGTCTCAAGCGGGAAACAGAAGCCGTTCCCCATAGAGCAGAACTTGGCATAAGTGTATTTACTACCGCCAAGCATGTACCTATGGCTCCGAACGTGGTTTAGAAAATCAAACCACGCTGGGGGGAGAAGGAGTCGCGCTAGACCAATACTGATACTGTCTGATGCACTAGACAGATCAATGGTACAGAACGACTCCTCAGAACCATCAAGTGACCCAGAGCGGGCCATTCGTTGGTTCATACTCTGGTCTTGAAGATCGATACCGACGCGCTTCAACCTTTTACGGAAGAAGACGTCGATACCTTTCTGAACAAAACCGTTGAGTAACGGCTCGACCGCTATAGCTCGATGAGTCATAGCGGTCTTCGGGACGAAGCTTATTTTGTTATAGTCCACGAACGTCGTTTTACTGGCAAAACGGGTTTTAGCCGTCAACCAGTCTAGACACGATATGCCCGAGCTACTATCAAGGAGTACATCCCTTAAAAGCGGATCGGACATAAGAGCCCAGTACGAGTAAGTGAATGCACCGGGAGACACGGTCCACTTGTCTGCGAGGACTTTCCTCGCAAGATTCGTGGCATTGCCGTGCACACCAACGGAGGCGCCAGCACCAAAAGCACAGCCACGCAGAACCTGATCCATAGGTGGTTCCTCTCCAATGACATATTGGATAAAGGACCGCATCTCTTGGAAAAGGGATTCGTGAGGACTACGAAAAGAACCGTAGAGTGCGAACTTTCTGTTTAAGCGTTTACATCTACGCTCCGACAGATTGAACGAACTAATGGCCTTGGTTTCCGGGTCGGTCTTTACGACCTTCGGGTCCCAAGGAAATTTCCTTATTAACTGTGCAAACTGATTCGCCGCAAAATGCGTAGCGGCATCCAAATGCACTTGCTTGGACATAGAATCAGCGAGAACCATGGCTAAATCGTAACGTTTACCCCGAAAGTATCCGGAGAGACGTCGCGCAAACTCATGGTGATCATGGCGTTGAAATAACTCACTCATGACCTGTTCGTAAATTACGAACTGGTCACGGTGAAGCCTGCGTCTTGCTAACGCGAACGACGCTGGTAACTTAGGTTTCATCATGACTCCTAAGAATTAACAGGAGGCAGCAGTATTACTGCCTTCCGCGAAGACGATCATATATAGCATAGACAGCAGCCATAACGGCCGCTATTTTAACTACATATGCAAGAATCCAATCGACCCAGTCAGTCAGTCTCCGAGGTACTAAAGACCTCTTAGAAACTGATCTTCTGGGTCTTGACGTGGACCTTGAAGGGGGCTGAAGCAATGTAGCTCCCCATATCGTCAAGCACGGCGTCGATGTCCGCGGCGGTGTAGCCCACCG